CGAGCAGGTTCTTCCACTCGGCAGCTGCGGCCACATAGCCCTTGCCAAAGCCTGGCGCCTCGATGTTGTCCCACTTGTTTGCTTTGCAGACATGGGCATTCACCAATGGCTCCATCCAGTCGAGGGAATCGACAAAAACGGACTGGAACTCGTGCTCTTCATTGAGCAGCGTGCCAATGGCGGCGTATACGTCATCGAGCGTCGTGGCCAGAGGGAAGGCTTGGGCGTCTATGCCGCTCATGCCGTCTTCGGTCAGAATGCCGATCGAGTTGGGCGCCATCGCAGCAAAAGTCGATTTGCCTATCTTGGGTTCACCTGCAAGCAGAATCTTGGGCGCTTCGATGCGCTTGGTTCTGCTGATACTTGTTAGGTCAAAGGCCATGCTTTACTCCTCGATTGTTATTGAAACGCCAGTCTTGGCGGGCTTGACCTCGACGGCGCGTGCGATGGTCTTCCAAAGCGCTGGGTTCTCGGCGCGAATCTTTTTGAGCCTGGTCTCATCGACCTTGAGCGAAAAGTGAACGGGCTTCATCTCTTCTGGCCAGCCATCGGTGAGCTCATCAAGCTTGATGGGGTCGGCCTTATAACTGATCTTGCCGGTGGTGGTGATCTTGATCCCGTTGCCAGCGTCGGTTGTGAGAGAGCCCTCCTCGCGATGCTCGACCAGCTTGAGGATTTGCTCCTCGATCGTGATGCGTCGAATGTTGGCCAAGCGCTCATCGGCTCTGGCTGCCATCCATTCATTGGTTAATTCTGAAAGTCTTGTCATAATCTCAACACTCTGTTAATAACAAACGACCGTGGAGACCTGACCATCTGGGCGATGGCAGACTTTGCAGTACTGGCCAGTGCGCTGGTCGTAGTAAGTGCTGCACGACTGGGCGACGGCGGTGATTGTGACCGAGGCCAGAGCCAGGGCGCATAAGGTGGTGAGCAGTGGTTTCATTTTTTGTTCCTTTGTATGTGAGTGATTCATTTGAACTCTCCTTGTTCGGCTTCAATACATGCAATCAAAAAATCAACCAATGGCACGAAGGCAGGATTTTTGCGGTGTTTGCAGATCAAGACTACGAGCTCACATAAATCATGGCGCTCGATCATCCTTAGCCACTCGTGCGCAAAAATTCCATCTTCGTCTATGCCATTGGTGGCCAAGCATGCCAAGACATCGTCTGGCGTTGAGCGTAGTGTCATTAAATTACTGACGCTCCAAAGTATCTACACATAATTCTGAGTGCCTGTTTGATTTATTTTTAAATATGCTCAACAGCAATAACAACAGAGACACAGGTCGGCTTGTATTTGATCTCAACCTCTTTAACGATTTGCTGCCACAGCTCAGGCATCTCGGCCTTGATCTTGTTTAAACGCATTTCATCAAGCCTGGGGGATAGATAGGCGGGTTGCAACTCAGCGGGCCAGCTCATGGTGGCCATCATCAATGCGGCGGGGTCGGCCTCAAAGGAGTACATGCTAGTGACATGAAAATTCGTGTTTGCGTTTTGTCCTGCTAAATCAAAAATCTTTCTCTCGATCTCCATTCGGTTTGCTTTTGCGTCTGCTTCTAATTTCTTGGCAGCGATCAGTTCAGCAGACAATTTTTTCAAAATCATTTTTGTGTTTCCTGTGTTTATGTTTCAAGTTTTTTTAAATTTGCAGCTAAGTTTTCAATTTCACCCAGCTGAAACCAAATGTAGACAATCGGCAAATGGGCAAAGATCAAGAGCTTTTAAAACTAAGTGAATTCCCTTGCGTTCAGAATCCAGCATCATGTCCAGTTATTAACAACAATCCAAGCGCAATAACAAAGGCAATCCCGCCTAGATATGCTCCTGGTGGGATTTTGTCGTCGTCTTTGAGAGAGTGGTAGGTGTCACGGTTGCGTGATTGTCTGGAAAACTTCAGCGTGTGGTTCTGGTGGGAGTAGTCTGGAAGGCTTGAGCCCCAGTTGTCGTTGCGCGCCATGATTAGTTGTCTCCGTTTTTGGATGAATTAAGTACATACACGATAGCCACGCCGACAAACAGAAGGATCAGGCCTGCTGGCATTTCTGGGCGGTCGGCGGTGAATAGATAAATAACAGCGCCAATCAAAAAGACACCTAAAAGCAAGATGCCCAGACAGATGGCGACAATCTTGAAAAAGCGAAGTGTTTTTTCTCCAGCTTCGTAAACCAACTCGTTAAATCTGTTCCACATGTTTGTTTCTCCGTTTGTGTTTGTGCTGCGATGTGTGAATATTAGCATGTGTTGTGGTAATCGCAACAGATAAAGCAATATTTATATTCATTAAAGTAAAAAATCGATAGATTTTTCCTAAGCTAGAGGTAGCTGCAATTTACTGCGGGCGAATCCAGAGCACGGGGCTGGCCCAGTTAATGACCTGGTTCTCTTGGACCTCAACGGCTCCGTGCAGAGGGTAAAGGTTGGATGTGTTGGCTTTATACCCGCGACGAATCAGGCAGGTCATCTGAGTGCCGTCTTCTAGCTCAACGAGCGCTGGGCGATCAATAAGGTTCTGAGCTGTTGTTTTTTCGCCTGAGACGAATATCAACCAGCCATCATTGCTTGACCCTGCCTGGCGTACTTGCAAGCAAAACGAATCGTTTGGGACGTCAGCTGGCGCCACAGCTACATCAAAGGGCGGCTTATCGAAAAGCGTCACTCGAGACTTCTCGCCGATGTAGCCTTTAATCTTGACCTTGCGGACATCGTCTGTGACATCAATGCCTGCGTGGCGCATCACCTCTTGAACGCCGACGTTAAACAGGTTCGCAATCTTGTGGACTTCATCAGATGTGATTCTTCTGCGGCCATTGAACATCAGCGTCACGGCCGATGGATCAAGGTCAATCATCTTCGCCAAGCGGCGCTGAGATAGCTTGATCGCCTGCAGTCTGCTAATGAACCAAGGCTTATTGAATTGTTTGTTTGTGTTTGTCATTTTGTTTGTGTTTAACATTCCCACCCATAGATGTTGTGAAGGAATTTTACTATCCTATTGAGATATTAACAACCAATTTAAAAAGCCATGCAAAACAGAGAAACCAAATCCCCTGCCCAATCTGTCATCGAAGCGTTCGGCTCGAATGCCGAGGTCTCCCGCATCCTAGACATCTCCAAATCGACCATAACTCGTTGGGGATACGCCAAAGAGAACAAGGGGACAAACGGATTTGTGCCTCAGAAGTACTGGCCAACCCTGCTGGCAGCAGCCCGCAAACGTAAAGTCAAGTTAAGCCTGCGCGACCTGGCCGGGCTTTGATTTCCTGCCGATGTTGTGAAAAACGCAATTTGATAAGATAATGACAATGCAGGTGGCTCACTTACACCGACGGGTGTGAGGACAAGGTATCCCTCCAGCCTTGCCGCCTGCCCCGCTTGGGTTTCGATTGTTGGGGGGAGAACATGGAGGATTCAATGTGAATCCAATACAGACGCAGTACAAGGGTTGCCTCTTTCGCTCACGCCTAGAAGCACGGTGGGCTGTTTTCTTTGATGATCTTGGCATCGAGTGGCAGTACGAGGTTGAGGGGTTTGAGAAAAAGATTTCTATCAGTAATGACGAGTTTGGGAACGTTCACGAGTTTGAGACCGTTCGCTATTTGCCCGACTTTTACCTTCCACAGTCAGGCACATGGGTCGAGGTCAAAGGGTCGCTTAAGCAAACTGACGCTAGAAAGATGGGTCTTATGCTGGACTGGGGTTCGCCGCTGCCTTGGTTTGAGAATTCATTCAATGGTGCGTCAATTCGCATGGCAAGTAGAGAGGGTAAAAAATCTCCACAGTGGTTTTCGCCCGGCCTATTGATATTGGGTGATGTCCCTCATGTTGAACATGGCGTTGTGTTTCACAAAATGATCCGCCACCAAAAGGGTTTGGTTCGCCAATACGCTCACTTTGCTGGCAAACACATTTTTATGTTGAAAGGTGATGGGGCGGAGTGGATAAACAAGTTTACAGGCGAGGACTTGTCAGATGAATGGTTTGATGGGGTGGACAGCCTCACTTGCGAGGAGCACTTCAGCCCTGGCTCTAAGTTCATTAAGACGCATCTCGCAAACACAAAAGTTCTCGAGGCTTACAAGAAAGCACGCGCCGCTCGCTTTGAATTTGGCGAGGTGGCTTAATGGCTGCTATTCCCCAGATCAATCCATTTAAACCATATGTTGCACCCCTGCCCGATCAACTCAGCGCAGCAGAAGAGGTCGCTCGAGCTCTTGGCGGGGCGAAGAAAACCGTCAATGGATATGACTGCAGATGTCCATCACACGATGACAACAAGGCATCGCTGTCTGTCTCCAATGGGGGCGACAAGCTGCTCTTCACATGCCATGCAGGCTGCGACCAGCGAGACGTCGCTGATGCAATTAAGGGCATGGGCTTTACCATCTCATCGCGCACAACGCCGCGCATTGAAATCCCAGAGGTAAAGCCTGCATCGCCTGGTGTGTTTAAGCCTCCAGCTGGGACTGCGCCACCCACGATAGACGAGTGCAAGACAAGCGGCCAGAAGCCTGTTGCGCTTTATTACTACCGCGACCAGGATGGCGAGATCATCAATGCCGTCGCACGCTATGAGTCCAATGGCGTCAAGACCTTTTTGCCCTGGTCTTGGAATGGGCGCACATGGGTGTGCAAGCAGCTGCCGGAGGGTGAGCGCCATCTTTACAACCTGCACCTAACCAGACAGCGACCTGATGCATCAATCGTCGTTGTCGAAGGCGAGAAGTGTGCAGACGCTCTGCAGTCCATACTTGGTGATGAGTATGTCGTGCTGACTTGGGCAGGTGGTGCCAAGGCTGTGGACAAAACAGACTGGAGCCCGATCAAGGGGCGAAAGATACTCATCTGGGGTGATGCAGACGAGGCCGGCGAGAAAGCTGCGCAGAGGGCTGCAGAAGTCCATGATGGATTGAGCCGAGTCATCAAGATCGAGACAAACAGGCCAAAGGGCTGGGACGCTGCAGACGCGATTGCTGATGGCTGGACAAAGGATCGGCTGGTCAATTTCATCGCAGCAAAAACAGATGACAAGGCGCCAAGCATGCACCCGCTTGCGAGCTTTGTTGACTATCACACGCAGACAATCGATCCAGTGGTCTTTGTGATCGATGGCGTGATTGAGGAGAAGATCACACTGGTTGCGGGCAGTGCAGGTGTGGGCAAAACAACACAATTGATCCCGTTACTCATGCGATGCACACACCTTGTCAATGACGACCAAATGCAGCCATCGATTCGCAGGCGCGTGGTTTACGTTGCCGAGGATGTCAGGCAAGCATCCAGGGTAATTTCGAGCATGCGCCGCGCCGGTGAAATCACCTGCTCAGAAGAGGAGCTCAGGGACTGGTTCAGGATTGTTGAGGCCAGACGCATGAAGGCTGACCAGATCGTCAAGGTTGCTGAGGTCTATGAGCACTTGGCTCACATGAACCATGGCGACAGCGGCATGCATTACAACGCGCCTCCATTGGTCGTGTTCGACACAGGCTCGAGCTCGTTTGAGCTAGATAATGAGAGCGACAACTCAGAGGTGGCAGCAGCCATCGCTGTCTTAAAGCAGCGGTTTGGCAACTTCCCCATCATCATCGTGCTGCACATCGCCAAGGCAATGAAGCGAGCCAACTTAGCTGACTACTCAGCCAGAGGAGCGGGAGCGTGGGAAGGTGATGCCCAGCAGGTGACTTACCTTGTCAAAGAGGATGACGGAACCAGATGGCTTGAGATTGAGAACGCCAAGCACAGATTCGGCACCAAAGTCGCTGGCATCAAGTTTGAGGCAACCATCAACAAGGTGATGACCAAAGATGTACTAGGAAAACCCCAAGAGGTTGTCCTGATACATGGCGTGCCATCCATTGTTGAGCGTGATGACCGCAAGCAGGCCAAACAAGAGGCTCAAGAGCGCGAAAAAAAGGAGGTTGATGCTGAGATGAGGCAAGCTCTCATGGACAGCATCAGACGCGCTTGGAGCCTGAATAACCCGCTGAGTGCGCGTGCTGCCTTGGACACAGTTACGGGCAACCAAAACCTTAAATCTAGATTACTTCAAGCGCTGAAGAATGAGCGCTGGGTGTGTGAGGTCGCGCTGTCAAAGCAGGAGAAGGAGCGCTTGGGTCACAGCAGGCAGCAGAAGACGGTGTTGTATTGCATGAACACAGAAGAGCATTGGGCACTTGTAAATGAGGGGGTTATTCCTGTTTCTATCGTTGAGAAAGGCGCAATGTGTTGATAACGCATGAGCGTTATCAAAATCATGCGTTATCGATGCGTTATCAAGCGTTATTCATGCGTTATCAGCGAAGTTGATACAGGATTACGCAGATGGTGGTTTAAACCATCATGCGTTATCAAATTATTATTTCCTTAGGGATAACGCATAAATTGATAACGCATGATTTTGGGGTCAAGTCTTTCCCTTGCCGTTGATGAAATGTCAATATGAAGTGAAAATGGTTACAAGTTAAAAAAACGGGTGGTTTTCTGCAATGGAAGAGACAGTGAGCTCCCCCCAAAGGGTAGGTAAGGAAATCTTTGCAAAGGGTGGCCCTGGCGGTCCAGGTCGCCCGAAAGGCATTCCAAACAAGGTAAACAAGACCATCCGAGAGGCGGTGCTTGAGTCCATTCAGCCTGGCGCATGCCATCCAGAAGGATTTGCCGGTTGGCTTATCGACCGCGCACGCGGCGGCATTGAGGATAGGAAACTTTACGGGAGCATTGTCTCCCGCGTTATCCCGATCGAGATCACAGGCGAAGGCGGCGGGCCGGTGAAGATTGATCTCGGCTGGCTGACTGGCCGAAAGATCGGCGGCGAAGTCATCGACATCACACCAACTACACAAACGCTCGGAGATCAAGCGGCGGCGCGGCTGCCTACGGATTTTCAATCCGAAGACCTACTGTCGCCGGCGGGGGTGCCTGTCGAACAGGGCAGTGCAGAGCCTGCCAAAACCAAGCGCTCCAAGGGTAAGGCATGAGCCCCGAGGCTTTGCTCTGCATCCTGAGGTGCGTGGGCGTGCGTGGGTCTGACTTCGACCCCCACCCCCCCATCGATCGGCAGGCGGGGTTGCTGGTTGGCACTGGGACTCCCCCCACCCCTTCAGCATCACCCCTCAAAACGATTTCAGAAAACGCAACACTTTGAAACTTCAAGAATACCTTCCCCGCGAGTGCTTCCTCCCTCTGCACAACCGCGACAAGCGCTGGTCAGTGGTGGTCGCGCACCGTAGAGCCGGCAAGACGGTGGCGATGTGCGTCGAGCTTGTGATCGCGGCCTTGGAAACTCCTCACCCGCGGCCACAAGTCGCGTATCTGGCACCTTTCAGAGAACAGGCCAAGAAGGTCGCCTGGGAGTATTTGAAGCTGCTCACGAAAGACATCCAGACCAAGAAGCCCAACGAGACCGAGCTCAAGATCACGGTCCACAACCATCGCGGCGATGAGTCCACCATTTTCGTGGGCGGTGCGGACAACCCAGACAGCTTGCGCGGTTTGTACCTTGATGCGGTCGTATTGGACGAAACCGGCCAGATCAGACCCTCAACTTGGTATTCCGTCTTGAGACCGGCCTTATCTGACAGGAAGGGCTGGGCCATTTTTGCGGGGACTCCGGCTGGCAGAAATTTTTTCTGGAACATGAGGGAAGAGGCCAGGCTTAACCCCAAGAGCCACCTCCTCTTGGAGCTACCGGCCAGCAAGACCGGCATTCTGGACGAGCAAGAACTCGCAGATGCTAGGGCTGCGATGACAGAGGACAGTTATCGGGTGGAATTTGAGTGCGACTTTGCGGCCGCGATCCCAGGTGCTTTCTACGCCAAGGACATTGACAAGGCCTATGAAGAGAATCGAGTCAGAGACCTAGTCAGAGACCCCGAGCTGCCGGTCAACGTCGTGGGCGACTTGGGCTTTACTGACTCATGCAGCTGGTGGGTATGGCAAGACGCGCCTGATGGCACGCGCATCGTTGATTTTTATGAAGCCGACAGCCGACCTATCAACCACTACATCGATTGGATTCACTCTCTGGGCAAAGTGGGCGAGGTCTGGCTCCCGCATGATGCACGCGCCAAAAGCCTGCAGACCGGAAAAAGCATGATCGAGCAATTCCTAGCCAACGGCATCACGCCAAGACTTGTGCCTGAGCTCAGTGTGCTCGACGGCATCGAAGCGGCGAGATTGACGCTCCCCTTTTGCCACTTCGACCAGACCCGCTGCTACGACGGCATCGAGCACCTGCGGGGATACAGCAGAGAGTGGGACGAAAAGAACCAGATGTACAGAAGCAGACCCAAGCACGACCAACACAGTCACGCAAGCGATGCCTTTCGATACCTTGCGCTTGCAGCGAAGCGAATTTCCCGACGCGTTGACGATACACCAACGGTCGGGTTAAAACCACAGCAGGCGCA